CTCACTGACATACTTTATGAGAAGAGTCAAAAAGTCGTCAAGAAAGAGACGATCGACATCTGCACGCTAAACCCGAAATACAACGTCGGGTTTGCGGCGCTCGAAGTCAATGCCAATTATAAGACCGATGAAGGTATCGCGTCTGCGCCAGTGACCCTGACACTTGGCATTGACCTCATCGATCGGAACGCTCTGAAGCGGCTCGAGACGTCTCATCCGAAGGTCAGCCTCATCAGCTGGCTGGAAGCTCCGCACATCTTCCGATACGCCACGGTCATCGAGACCGCAGACGACATCGGAATTTGGGCGGGTTTGTACTCCAACGTCAGAATCGTTACTCCGACGAAGTAGTACGAAGTATTTCGTGTGCGAATTGTGACACCGCAATCCCGCTAACCTGTCCGGGCTGCGTCCTTATTACCGTCAGGCGTAGTCCCTCTGGAGTTCTGCCCATGCAACGGTTAACTGCACGTCTGAAGTCTGGCGTTGCGAATCTCCTGGAAATGTCACTGCCAAGCCGTATGAAGCGACTGATCCTCTTTTCGTCGATTGCGGCGAAGGCCAAGGAGACTCAAGATCTGGACATAACGACACTCCGCAAGCTCAACAGTCTCATGGACCTGGCTGGCTCGGAAGAAGCGATGCGATGGCCCGCATCCCTGTCTCGGGCAATCTGGGATGGCAAGACCTCGGTCGACGCCATTGCATTGCTTTCCAAGGGAGGTCCACTCCCTGAATCCACCATCCGGGATCTCGTCCAACAGATCAAAGATGCATGCCCGCGCTGGCTGCGTTACGGTCGCGAGGGTGATCTCGATGCGGATCTCGAGAAGTTCATGCAACACAAAGCTGAAGTTCTTGGCTAAATCCGGCCGTGCGAAGGTCATATTCCCACTAGCTTACCCAGTACATCGGGGCAGGCTAGTGGGTTTATGCCGCTATGGGCTTACTCGAGGATTTCGCGCACTTTCTCGGCACTGCTATTCACTGCCGTCACGAAGCCGAGTACGCGGTAGTAGACCACCGAGAAGAACTCGAGTTCGGAAGCGATCTGGTAGGCGCCTTCGGAGAGTTCCTGGGCCACTTCGTGCGCTGTGCTTTCCATCTTGCCATCCTTGAGCATCTGGATGACCTTGTCCATCAACTGCGCAGCTTCCTTCACCTTGCTGTTCAAGGCGTCACGACCGACTGAGTTGATGGTTTTCGACAGCTTGTCGGACTCACCGAAGATCAGCTCCCAGTCCTTGTTACGTTGGATCATGTCACCATACTTCGCTTTCGTCTCGTGACTACCTTGCTTGAAACACGCACCCATTTCCTTGAGGATCTGTTCGCGCTCTGCCGCCATGCCTTGGTAAACCTGGACGCTGTTCTTCGTCTCGAAGCGCTGGAACTCATTGGTGATCAGCATCGCCAGATATGTCGTATAGGTGTTCAGCAACTGCTGTACCTTCACTGCATGATCGACAGCGCTATTCAGGATGTGGGCGAAAGCGAGGAAGTCCACATCCAGTCCTTCCGGCACATCGACAGCGATCGGCTCGAGATCGACGTAGTTATGCTTTTCGAGCAGCTTGATGAATGCGCGATTGTCTTTCGATAGCGGAATCGGCTTGTCGTTCGAGGAGAAACGCGAGATGAAATTGCTGAAATGGGTTTTGATGTCCGGCATCATCTTCTTGAGCATGCCGGTGACATCAAGTGCTTGGACGCTGAAAGTCTCCAGCGCCACGACGTCACGATGGTGACGCAGAGTTTGAAGCGAGTCCATAGTTGTCCTTCAGGGTGAAAGAGTATGTGTTAGCCATAACATGCGCACGCCGCTTACGTGTGTTTGGTAAAAATCACCGTCAATCGCCATCATTTGTAAGGCTGTGTTTCTTTTTCGTCTACTAACAAAAGTCAGCGCAATGGAATTTCTCCAACCTAAAATCACTGCTGCTCCGCCCGTCAAGCTGATGATCAACATCGGTGCGTTGATGGACATCCCGACGGGGACCTATATCGAGGGTCGCCGGGGTGAACACATTCTGAACGGCGGTCTGGCAACGCTCACGGGGGTCGTGGGTATCGGTAACAACTTCAAGTCAACGGTGATGCATTACCAAATGCTCACGGCCATGTCCCGTTTCCGTAACGGCTCAGCCAACACCTACGACACGGAAGTGAACATCCAGGAGTGGCACTTGGCGGAAATGATCCGTCGGGTCGAAGGTCTAAACGAAGAAGATGTGCTGCAAACAGGCCGCTGGATCATCACCGACAAAACGATGCATACGGGTGACGACTGGTACGCGAAGTATCGCGACTTCCTCGAAGAAAAGGCGAAGAATGTGGCCAAGTGGTCCGTCGATACGCCGTTCTGGAATCGCGATCGTTCCGGGCCGCTCAAAATGATCATGCCAACGTTTGGCGAGATCGACTCCTTCACGGAATTCGAAACGAGTGACGTGATGGACATGCAAGACAAGAACGATCTGGGCGAATCGGGCGGTAACACCATCCACATGCGTCAAGGTCTGGCCAAGTTGCGTCTGCTGATGGAAGCGCCGCGCCTGAACGGCCAAGCAAACAACTACTTACTGATGACTGCGCACATCGGTAAGGAATCGACGATGCAAAACGCTGGCCCGGCTGGTCAGGTTCCGATCGTCAAGCTCAAACACTTGAAGAACGGCGACAAGATCAAGGGCACGACCGACAAGTTCACCTTCATCACACATAACTGCTGGCATGCGTACAACGCAAGTCCGCTGATTGCGGCAGACAAAAACGGTCCGGAATACCCGCGCCATAGCGACGACAAACTCAAACTCGACACCGATCTGAACACGGTGCAGCTGCGCAATCTGCGCTCGAAGTCGGGGCCGTCAGGTATGGCGATCACGCTGATTGTCTCGCAGACCGAAGGCGTGCTTCCGTCGTTGACCGAGTTCCATCACCTGCGTGAACAGGACTACTACGGTCTGGTCGGTAGCAAGATCAGCTATGCGCTGGCGATCTACCCAGATTGCAAGCTGCAGCGCACTACGGTTCGCTCGAAGATCGATGAAGATCCGAAACTGCGGCGCGCATTGAACATCACTTCCGAGTTGTGCCAGATGTCGTACATGTGGCATCACCTCGAAGATCTGATGTGCACGCCTGAGCAGCTGTACAACGATCTGAAGGCCAAGGGTTACGACTGGGACTTGTTGCTCAATACGCGCGGCTGGTGGACGACGGATGAAGATCATCCACTGCCTTTCCTCTCGACGATGGATCTGCTGCGCATGCGCGCAGGTCTGTACCATCCGTACTGGTACCCGGTGCCGATGGATGCGCTCAAGGCCGCCGCATGAAGTATCTGCGACGTCTCTTTCAAAGAGCGTTCTGCAAACACGCCGATAAGGAAATGGTGAAAACTGACCTCGTGTTAGTTCACCATGTCTGTAAGGCGTGTGGCAAGGACATTGTCGAACCCTACAACGGCTTTAAAGCCCTGAGTCAAAATGAGCGATAACATCCCACAACCACCTTTCATGTTTAACATCAACGACGTCGTCTGCCACAAGAAGACTGGTGGTCTTTACGTCGTTGCAGGACTGCCTGATGAATACGTCCAAGAGCACGATCGTCAGCCTGCTTATGCGTATCGCATGAAAGACGGCCGTAAGTGCACACGCTGCCAGACGGAGTTCGAGGACGGTCGCTTTGAATTGGTCGGAACGGCTCAACAGCTGGGCTTTCCGATCGAACCCCTTCCAGTTAAGCGCATTCGCAAAGACGCGTAGCGCAGGAGTACCAACATGAATACCGAAGTTCAAGCAGCACAAGAAAACTTTCCGGCGCCGAAGCTGGAAGCCAACCTCGTCGACTACGTGACCGGCCGTCTCTCCGAGAACGGCCATCCAGACCCAGCGGCCTGGGCTCACTGGGGTGAAGGCGTGCATCCTGACGCCTATTCGACCACCGACTTCGGTCTCCATCGTTTTTTCGTCAACCGTCAGCTGCGTCAGCTGATCGGCAAGGTGCCCGAGAATACCACGCAGATTCGTTTCTGCTTGGTCGAGCAAGGCACGCCCGATGACTGGATGCGGCTCTTCGAACAGATGGTGCTGCCGTGCATGATGAAACACAGCATTCCACAACGGGAGTACCCGAGCACCGTGACGAACTGATCCCGCACGCGGCGCTCACGCCTGACATTTACGACGCCATTATTATCGTAACAGGCAGTCCCAACTTCAACGACTATGACTTGTTCTGTGATCGACTGGAGGAGCGACTGCTTCGAGATGATATCGTCGACTTGCCTTTGATTTGCTTCGTGAGCGGTAAGTCGAAAAAGGGCGCTGATGATATGATTATCCGCTGGTGCCGAGAAAACCACTTCCCGTGGGCAGAATTTCCTGCTGACTGGGAAGGGATGGGACGTAGCGCGGGCTTTGCTCACAATACGCAAATGGCACGAGTGGGAACCCATCTCATCGCTTTCTGGGATATGGAGTCCGGTGAAACAAAACACATGATCGAGGAAGCCCACAAGTACAAAGTGAGTGTTTCGATCGTGATGGTTGACCCTGACCCAGACTGGCAAGAACGCGCTTACAGGACAAATCATGGCAGGAAATCGCAAGGCCGCTGAAGAAGTTATCTTGGAGTGGATCGAAAAGTTGATCCCGGAGTCGGGGAACCGAGAACTCTACCAGAACCTCTTCGCGAGTATGGACGACGCAGCATTCGCTGTGTGGATGGAAAAGCTGGAACGGGGTGAGATTCGGCTGGCAGTGATTGCGCCGAACTTGGCGAAGTCGAAGCTGGAGATCGAGCGCAACCTGAAGCTGGCTGACGAGCTCGGTCACAACTTCTTCGAGCGGATCTGGATCGACAATGGTAACGATATTCCGCCTTATCTCTCACCGATTCCGTACCTGGTGGTTGATCTCCCCTTGCGCCGTCAAGCGCAGCTGCTGGTCAAGAAGATCTCGATTCCTGAAGACACTAAGTCCGTGGACGATTTCACAGGCCAGCCGACCGGGAAGTCCAAGGGATCGAAGATCTCCTATCCCGAGACGCAGATCATGGCTGCCCTTAACCTCGATAACAACCTCACCGAGATGCTCAAGTATCGAGGCGGGGACGAGAAAGGCTTCGATGCACTCAACACTTCCATCAGTAAAACTGGTGGTGTTTCGCTCAAGTCGATCGAGAAATTGGGCACCCAGGTGAAGTCCACGCAGACGTTGTCGATCATCCTGACCTGTATGCATTTGGCCAACACAGGTTTGAATTAAGGAGGAGACATGTGGCAAGCTTATGTGAAGTTCATCTCGTTGTTCCAGGCGAAACCGACTGATCCTGACGATCCGCGGCAGCAACATGCCGTTGGACCGGAAGAGCTTGCCATCGTCGTTCTGCTTGTGTTGTCTTTCTGGGCAGGCTGCGTCACGGGTATGTGTTCCGTCTTGAAGTAACCCATGAACATCGATATCGATT